CGCCAGAGAAAACGCCGGAGTTCCAGTTATGGTTATAGTGACGCCGCTTGTGCCGTTGAACCATCCTCCTTGTGTTTGGGCGAGTACGTGACTGCCGGCGCCTCCGGAAATTTTACAGGCTCCAAGCAAGACAAGCGATGCGCCACCCTGCACCAGAATGTGATAGCCCGCGCAAGAACCAAACTCAATGTTATGATAGTAAATCTGAGATCCCGCAGCGGCATAGATGCATTGGCCGGATGTGGTAGTGGTCAACTTAAATCCATTGAAGTATATGATGCTTCCCATCGGATGCCCGGTAGCGCCGAGACAGTTGGAGCTGGTGGCGTTGATAACGCAGTTCGCGGGAGTGGTCGCGTTCCCTGTGAGATATAAATTCCCGGCTCCCTGTCTGCCAGTAATATTCATCCCCGCCGTCCAGGTGCCGTCCGCTACGGAAATCGTGACATCGTAGCCGTTGCAGTCCAAACTCTGATAAACACTGATAGCATGTTGCAGAGTCAGCCACGCATGACCGGAGTTGTTTGCGCTGCCGTCGTTCGAATCGTTGCCATCCGTGCGCACATAGTAAGTTGTGTTCTGAGTTAATTGAGTGCGTCCGCCGGCCGCTCCTGTTGCGCCAGTGGCTCCGATAGGACCCGGAATCATCATTGGATCTTCAGACGGATCCGGCTCTAAAATCAAAGCTACTCCCGGGGGGCCTTGAACGCCAGAACCGCCAGCGGGGCCTATGCCTCCAGTGTCGCCCTTTTTGCCCTCTGGCCCTGGAATCATAAACGGTTCTTCTGGAAGTTCGGGCTCGAGATAAATTGTTGCGCTGGGCGCGCTGCCAGTTCCTATGAGCGCGGCGCTCACTGTGTCGTCATAAGTTCCGGTACCGTCGAGTTCGCCGGCTGTGTCGCCAGGCAACCAGGTTAGCGCGTGTCCTCCGGTGCCAATATGGCTGTTCGATTGAACGATGAATCTTTTGCCGGTCGCGGATCCGCTGAAACTCTGCGCATAGAAACGCGCCTGTCCGCCTGTCCTGCAATCAGCAAAAGCGATGCTGAAACCGGGCGTGCCGGTTAAGGTGTTGACGTATGTGCTGTAATAAGGATTTGCCCACCATGCGCTCTCAAAAGGTTCGAATATCCCTCCATCTTCGGCGCGAATATGACGTTGCGCGGACCCGCTGATTTTCCAGTCCGCATACTGTTGAACAAGTCCGTTATTGTGAACGTAGACGTGAGCCCCATTGGGAACATCGCCAAACTCGAAATCTTCGAGCAACACCGGCCCTCCGCCCTGGACATCAAAACCGTCTCCATTGCTCGCTTCGACTTTGAATCCGTCAAAAGTAACGGTTGTCTGATTGACATTAATATAGAAAGCCGTTGCGTCAGTTTGAATGAGGACATTTCCCGGATGCTGCCAATTTCCTATAAAGTTTAAAATGCTGCCGCCGAGGACATCCGGAATTACAGCGCCGGCATTATAGGTTCCGTCCTCTACGTTGATAAGAACAATCCATTGATCCGCATCGATTTCTTTGGTTGCCGCGTCGACGGCTCGCTGAAGCGTAGCGAAGGCATGAGCTGAGTCGTTACTAGAACCATCATTGGTATCATTGCCATCTGTTCGGACAAAATAACTTTTGTATGTCTGAATCAGCGTTCGAGCCGGCGCCGGAGAGGGAACGCTGCTGGCGGTGATGACGAGTTTGTCGTCGACGATCTCCATCGAGATCAAAGATCCTTCTTTGATCGTGAAGGGCGCGGCGAACGTTCCGATCTCGGAGTCGTCCGCGTGCTCGATTTTAATCACGTCGATGTCGCTCATACCGTCTGCTCGACCTGTTGGAACGTGGTGGTTTTAGATCCTGACTGCAGGAAACGGAACGTCAGGAAGTAAATCAACTGCGTGATGATTCCGGCCTGCGCCGGGTCCACGATCTGCACGAACCCGATGATGTCGCCGGCACTCCAGGGAATCCTTCGTTGGAAAACGAAGCGGACCCCGCCTTTCTTCTGGATCGCCTGAGAACCCGGAACGGTTCCGATGACCTGGTAGTCGACCGTGGGCCAACCCGAAACGGAAGGGTCCTCGACGATCTCGACGTGGGTGCATGGAGTCGTCACCGTGACCGGTACCGGCTGCAGGCCCACGGAGAACAAAAACGTTTTCATGGCTGTTCTACCAACTGAAAGTTCGGGCTGCCGGTGGTGACCTTCACGAAGCCGATCGTCTCGCCCGCGTTTTTCATCGCCGCGAAACTCAACGTGACCGACTCGCCCGAAGCCTTCTGGATCTCAACGGAATTCGGCGCGGTTCCTTTCAACTGCCAAGCGGTCGTCGCCGTCGCCGCGTCTTCTTTGATCGTGGCCTGTCGGCACGGGACCGTCAGAACGACCGGGGTTTCCTGGGTGCTGCTCACCGCGAAGATCGAAGTCTTCAACATGTGTCGCCGTCCTTTCGCTTTCTCTTCGAGAAGGAGGGCCAACCGCGCCCTCCTTCGCGAATCGAAAGAGGATGCTGCTAGTTGACCTTGTTGGCGACGCCCGTCAGCACCGCTCCGCACCACGGCAGATAATGTTGCTGCGTGATGAAAGCGTAGATGCCGATCTCGTGCGTCAGGTTACGATAGGGCCACTTCACGCTGAAGTGATCTTCCAGCGTGACGATTCGGCGAACCACAGGGATCGACTGCCCTGCGGCCGGGTACGGGTTGGTGGTGATGTCGAACCAAACCGTTCCGTCCGGCAGCCACGGGTGAGCCGAAACCGGAACCGTCTTCTTCGCCGTGGTCGAAGAATATTTCCAATGGTACTCGCTGACGATCTGGCCGCCGATGATCTTGCCGTCGGAATCGCGGTCGATGATCAAACGCTGAGCGCCAGGCCCCGAGGCAGAAGTGAGGATCGCCCGCGAAGCCGATTGGATCAACGCGCCGCCCAACCAGATCTTGTCGATCGAGGCTTTGAAGTTGATCCACAGGTAGTCGGCCACGTCCTCGAACTCCTTGATCGTCCCGTCGCCGTTGGAAGTGAACCCGGTGGGCGTCCCTGCCGTTCCGGTGATGTCTTTCAAATAGGCGGTGAATCCGTTCGTCGCGCCGTAAGTCTGGAAGTGCCAGGTCAAAGCGCCGGGGAAATCCAGGAGGTTATAGCTGGCGTCGGCCGCCAACCCCGCGTCGGCCGCCGTCTGCAAACTCCCGGTCAGCGGCGCCGTAAAGGTCGCCATGCAAAGCGCCGTCACTCCGTTGAATTTCGCTCCTGCGGCGTTGGACTTCCCGATGTACCAGGCGTACCCGACCGCTCCGTTCACCGGCGCGACTTTCACGTCGATGCCGTGGGAGCCGTCGAGCGAAACGCCCGAGCTCGCCGCCGAGATCTGCGAAGTCCCGCCGTTGATGGCGTCCTTCGACCCGTCGGCGTTGACCCTTTGCACCGGGATCGCGCAGCCCGTCGAGGTCGCCATCGCGACGCCCCACGGAGTCAGCGCGACGCAGTACACGTAATAAGTGCCCGAGGCGTACGTGCCGGTCGAGGCCGACTGTAATCCGCTCGGCTGCGGGCACTGCCCGAGGACGTACCCGCCGTATCCGTTGACCGAGCCGTTGCCGGGGTTCCCGAACATGATCATTTTCTCCTCGCCGTTCAACAGGGCGTTCAGGTTCGTGAACTGCGCGATCTTCAGCGCGTCGTCGAATCCCAAAGCCTGAGAGTAAGCTTGGAAGGTGGCCGAAGCGTCTTTGCCCAGGTAGGCGTACGGGGCGTAGGCGTCTTTCTCCGACACTGCGGTGTAAGCGTTGCGGTGGCCTTCCGACACGGCCGGATAGCCGGACACGTCGACGCCGACGATCTGTTTCCAGTTGACGCCGGGGCCGCCGACTCGAACGCCGTTGTACATCGGGTACACGCGCGGCGTTTCAGACAAGATCGGATAGAAAACCGGATAAGTCTGTTTGGCCGTTTCCTCCAGGTAGTAGAACTGCACCCCGGAGTTGGTCGCGATCCCGAAGGTGGTGGCGTCCTTCTTCATTTGGGCAAACAGCGCAAGGGTGCGCTCGCTCATTCCTTCGAACATGGTGCTCTTTCTCCTCTCGTTAAGGCGGCCGCAGGGCCGCCTCGGGTTTCGTGCTGGTAAACGTCCATGTGGGAATTCGTGGAGCGCGTCCGTGCGTCCGCGTTTCTGGGTGCAGCGACTTACTTGGGCGCGAACTTAGACAGAGGACCGCGAGCGAAATCGCTCACGTCTTCGGCCGGTTTGACGCCCGACATGGCTTTCAGGATCTCGGAGGTGTCGCCCTGGGCGGCCTTCTCCATGTTCGCCTTGGGCACTTCCGCGTTCGCGTTGTGGGCCTGCAGGCCCGCGACGCTGGTGTCGTTGGCTTTCACGGCGAGGTGGGTCTTCGGCCCGCCCTCGGCTAGGTCGTTGCGATCGCCGATGCCGGCAGACGCGGCGGCTTTGCGGTTCTGCCCTGCCGTCTGCAGCGCCCGCTCGACTCCTTTTTCCCCGAGCATGCCTTCGAGCATGGTCCCGATGGCCGTGTCGATCCCGGTTTTGATCTTGTCGTCGATGCCCTTCGCCATTTCGTCCAGCTTGGCTAGGATCGTGGTTTCCATCGTCTTGATGGTGCTAGAGGCCCCACTGGCAGCAGGGTCCGTGGACACGGGTTCGTTGCCTGAAGACGCCGGTGCCGTTTCGCCGGTGCCGAGGATCTTGTGAAGCTTGTCCATGTGATCGTCCATCTCGGCTTCACGGTCCTGATGGGCCTTGTGCATCTTCGCGTGGAAAGCCTTGTGCGCCGCGTGCATTTTTTTGATGTGGTCCAGTGCTGACGCCGCCTTTTGGACGGCTGACATCGTTGCCATTTTACCGCCTCCTATGGATGCCGCCTTTTTGGCGGACGTTGTAAGTTCGCCGACTTCCTCCTCAGCCATGCTGAGGAATGTTTCGGCGAGTGATTCTAAATCCTTTTGGATCAAGTCCGGCAATTCGGACTCGTCGCCCTCATTCTCGCGCTCCCACTGGGCGCTCATGCGGATGTAGGCGAGTTGCTGGAGGATTTCTGCCAGGCGTTCGACGTCGTACATGTCTTTCTTGAGGTCAACGCCCATCTCTTCGGCCTTCGCTTCCAGGATCGCCAGGGCCGCTTTGTGCAATTCGGCCTTGACCACATCCCGTTGCGCTTTCGACATCTGTGCGAACGCCATGGTTTTCTTTTTCCCTCCTTTGAAATTGATGGTTCGGAAACTGTCCTCCTCGAAATCACCGGGGTCCCGCTGACGAAAGCGATAGCTGTCTTCCGTCTCGTCGGCCTCGGGCGCTTTCAAATCGTGATCCTTCAACCACTGCTGACAGTCACTGGCGGTCCACTCGGATTTGGGCGAGAAGATGATCGACTGAACGGTCGTCGTGGTTTCGCCCTTCAGGTGGCCGATGACGGCCTGGATCTTTTTCTTCGCCTTGATTAATCGGCCGCAGGTTGAACACGCGCATTCGAGGGTCGCAAGATTCACCCATTTGAAAAATCCTCTCGAAGGAAAACCCGCGACCGCCTCCGCCTTGCACGGGCAACCTTTCTCGGGATCGTACTTGCAATCGCCGCAGCCCTGCTTTTTGAAAGCCCGTTTTTCAACCACGCCGTCGGCCCGCACGAAATCGAAATGACCTTTCGGCAGACACGGGTTGTCGACGAGCGAAACTTCGGCCGGGTTCGCGGTGTAGTGCACGAGGCCGTCGTTGCCTTTCCACGTCTTCACGTACTCGCCGCCGTGCGAGAAACCCGTGTACACTCCTTCGAGGCAGTTCGTCCACGCGTCGTCGTTGACCACCTTGAAGGTCATGTAGATTTCTTTGTCCACGTCGTTGAACTCGATCGTCTTTCCCGCGCCGACCGCTTTCAGCTGGTGCATCTCCCGCAGGTTCCCGACGTTCTTCCCTCCGGTGGCTTTGGAAAGTTCGTCGCTCCAAGCCTTGTAGAACGGGACGGTGGATTCGTAGTCGCAAACCTCCTTGGCCTTGTCGGGCTGCTCGGCCGTGACGACGCCGCCGACTTCGCGTTTCATTTCGTCGATCTTGGTGATGCGGACGAACTTCCGGAAAAGCATTTTCGAGGGTTCGGCCTTGGACGCAGCCGGTTTGCCCTTCGCTCTCATGAGTGCCATGTCAAAGCCTCCGCGTTAGGAAATTAGTTTAAGCGTGGACCTCTTCGTAATCCTTCTCGCCGAATTCGGTCAACTGCCTGCGCTCGTGCTGCAGGTAATTCAAGTGGCCGACGTTGCCGTTCTCTCCGACCGTGTGCCATTTGCACATGTGCTGAAAGAAGTGGAAGCAGTCCATGTCTTTCGCGTTCCAACACGCGATCACGTCCTGCGTGTATTGCTTCACGGCCGCGAGTTCCATCGCGATCAACTCGTCGATCGTTTCCGTGGTCGTCTTCCCCACGGTCGCCGTGGCCGCTTCGACCTCGGCGAAGACCTCGAACAGTTCGAGCCTCTTCGCGATCTTTTTCATGTATCCCCGGCATTGGCAACCGAGTCCCTTTAATTCCTTGCCGGTCTTCAGGCCGAGTTTTTTCGAGAGCGCCCGACCGTTGAGTTTGTAAACTTCAGCGAGCGTCGCTTCCGTGTTGATGGCCGCCTGAAGCGCCGCGATCACTTTGTCGTTGCCCTGCATGTTTGCCTCCGTTCGAATTATGTTTGACCGCCTCCTGCGCCGCCCTGATGAACAGCCAAGCCTGCTGCTTCGACCTGGCGGCCGCCGCCATCTCTTCCGTCTCCGCGATCTCCACGGCCGAAAGGACGCAACGGCAATTCGGGTGAGAATCGTCGATCGGCAGCGGGCCGGTTCCGAGCAAGTAAGGCCCGCCGTCGCCCAACTCTTCGCAGATCTCGCACACGTCCTCGTCCTCGGAGTTCAACCACTCGTAGGATTTCACGAGGCCGGACTTCTCCCACATTTCCAGCCCGCCGAAGATCTGGGCGCGGGCGCACTCGGTTCGAGCGATCATGTCGGATCGGTACGCGGAGAACGACGCGGCCTCTTCGATGGCCTTCCCGATGTCCGCGATCGAGGTTTCTTCCGACGCGAACCCTTCGGTCAGGATCTTCCGGATGTCCGACCTGGTGGTGTCGTCGATGGCCCACTTCGCGTTCGGGTTGTCGACGAGCTCGTCGTCTACCCATTTCATGCCGACCATTTCGGCCGCCCGCTTCTTG